AGTTAGCTGCTGACAGATTAAAAAACGCAGCAGCGACAAAGAAAATAGCTATCTTTGACGCATTCGAGATTCTTAATAGGATAGAATTGGAGAGAGAATCTCTTGATAATATTGAAAACGGACCAAGTAAGGTTGATACAAAACAAGGATTTGCAGAAAGACGATCAAAATAATCTCTATAAAATACTCGATAAATATATACCGGCTAAAACTCTTGCGAAAAAAAACGCAAAAGCAGCATGGGAATATGGGTATGATAGAGATTATGATATGGTTGTTATATCTAAAGATGGGACTGTAGGTCAAGTAATAAATATATCGGGACTAAACATAGCCCTACCTGCCAAGCCAACTGAATGTTATAAAAGAAGAGAGGCTAAAGAAGATCAGTATTGGGAGAGAGAAGAGTTGCCTAAGCCACTTGCTAAGATTCAAACTATCTTTCAATGGAATGAGATGCCTACTGACTTTAAGAACAGATGGGTAGATTATATTGAGAAGCAGTTTGACTATCGTGAAGAAGGATTTTGGTTCATGAACAACGGCGTGAGTACCTATATGACGGGATCACATTGGATGTATCTTCAGTGGGCGAGTATTGACGTGGGATATCCCGATTTCCGTGAGGCGAATAGAATCTTTTGGATTTTTTGGGAGGCGTGCAGAGCAGATAGCAGATGCTTTGGTATGGACTATCTTAAGATACGTCGTTCGGGATTCTCGTTTATGTCGTCCTCTGAGTGCATCAATGTGGGAACTCTTGTTAAAGATGCAAGGGTTGGTATATTATCAAAGACGGGATCCGATGCTAAAAAAATGTTTACTGATAAGGTTGTTCCTATTAACAGCCGTCTTCCTTTTTTCTTCAAACCTATTATGGATGGAATGGATAAGCCAAAGACTGAATTGGCGTATCGCGTTCCGGCTTCGAAGATTACGAAGAAGACTATGTTTAATGCTGCGCAAGAGATAGTAGAAGGACTTGACACTACAATAGATTGGAAGAATACGGAAGACAACTCATATGATGGAGAGAAGCTAAAGCTACTCGTACATGATGAGAGTGGTAAGTGGACTAAGCCAAATAACATCAAGGAGAATTGGCGAGTAACAAAGACCTGTCTTCGTTTGGGTAGTAAGATTATTGGCAAGTGTATGATGGGGTCTACCTCTAATGCATTAGCTAAGGGAGGTCAGAACTTCAAAGATATTTATGAGGACTCTCGTGTATCTACACGCAACGCTAACGGTCAGACTAAGAGTGGGCTATACGCCTTGTTTATTCCTATGGAGTGGAACATGGAAGGGTTTATTGACATACACGGCATGCCTGTGTTCCGCAAACCTGAGAGCAGGGTAAGAGGAGTAGATGGTAATTGGATCAGCAATGGAGCTATTGACTTTTGGGAGGCTGAGGTAGATGGATTAAAAAACGATGCCGATGGTCTCAATGAATTTTATAGACAGTACCCACGTACTGAGTCTCACGCTTTTAGAGATGAGAGTAAGCAGTCTTTGTTTAATCTAACTAAGATATACCAACAGATTGATTACAATGATACACTTATTAAAGAACACATAACAACTCGTGGGTCATTTATGTGGCAGGATGGCATTAAGGATACTAAGGTTATATTTAGTCCTGATAAAAATGGACGTTTCTTAGTTAGTTGGATGCCAAAAAAAGTACTTCAAAATAATGTTCATCTACGCAATGGAATTAAATATGCGGGTAATGAACATATCGGTTCTTTTGGTTGTGACTCGTATGACATCTCGGCTGTTGTAGATGGGCGTGGTTCTAATGGGGCTCTTCATGGTATGACTAAGTACCATATGGATGAGGCTCCTGTCAATGAGTTCTTCTTAGAATATATAGCACGTCCTCAGACTGCTGAGATATTCTTTGAAGATGTACTTATGGCGTGTGTGTTTTATGGTATGCCTATCTTAGCTGAAAATAATAAGCCTCGTTTATTATACCACTTTAAGAACAGGGGGTATAGAGGGTTCTGTATGAATAGACCTGACAAGGTCTTTGCTAAGTTATCAGCAACAGAAAGAGAGTTGGGTGGTATACCTAACTCATCTGAAGATATTAAGCAGGCTCATGCCTCTGCTATTGAGTCTTATATAGAAAAGTTTATAGGGATGGATACATTAGGTACATACAGACCTTGTGACGATATAGGCACTATGCCATTTATAAGGACTCTTGAAGATTGGGCTAAGTTTGATATCAACAACAGAACAAAGTTTGACGCCTCCATTAGTTCGGGGTTAGCCATTATGGCAAACCAAAAACATCTTTATATAGCAGAGAAAAAAGAAAAGAAAATTAGTGTTAACTTTGCTAAATACAGTAACAAAGGAACTACAAGTGAATTAATTAGATGAAAGACGTAGTAATTAATATATCCTCTACCGCATTCCCAAATCAATTTATGCCGGATGCTGAAAAAGCTACGCTTGAATTTGGGTTGCAAGTAGGTCAAGCCATTCAATACGAGTGGTTCCGCAAAGACGGAAACAAGTGTAGATACTATGGTCAATGGAGAGATTTCCACAGACTAAGACTATATGCTCGTGGTGAGCAGCCTATAGGTAAGTATAAGAATGAGCTTGCTATTGACGGAGATCTTTCTTACTTGAACTTAGATTGGACTCCTGTTCCTATTATACCTAAGTTTGTTGATATAGTTGTTAATGGAATGTCTGACCGCCTATTTAAGGTGAAGGCCTATTCACAAGACGCTATGTCTCAGGCTAAGAGAAGTAAGTATCAAGATATGCTTGAGGGTCAGATGGCCGCTAAGGATATCCTTATGACTATCCAAGAGAAGACAGGTGCTGATCCATTTATGATGGATCCTAATGAGTTGCCTGAGACTGACGATGAGATGGCTTTGTTCATGCAGCTTAACTATAAGCCTGCTATCGAGATTGCAGAGGAGGAGGCTATCAATACGATATTTGCTGAAAACCATTATGATGATATACGTAAACGTATTGACTATGATCAAATGGTATTAGGCATTGGTGTAGCTAAACATGAGTTCCTTCCGGGAGCAGGTGTAGAGATATCATATGTCGATCCTGCTAACGTGGTATATAGCTATACCGAAGACCCATACTTTAGAGACTGTTTCTATTGGGGAGAGATTAAGACTCTTCCTATTACAGAGCTTTTAAAGATTGACCAATCGCTTACAAAAGAAGATCTTGAAGAAATATCTAAGTATAGTCAGAGTTGGTACGACTACTACAACGTAGCTCAGTTCTATGAGAACAGTATGTTCAGTAGAGATACTTGCACTTTGCTTTACTTTAACTATAAGACCACACAGAAAGTAGTTTATAAAAAGAAAATGCTTGAGGGTGGTGGTGTGAGATATATTGAGAAGGATGAGAACTTCAATCCTCCAACAGAGATGATGGAGGAAGGTAGCTTTGAGAAGGTAGAGAAGACTATTGATGTTTGGTACAATGGCGTAATGGTTATGGGTACTAACATCATGCTTAAGTGGGAGTTAGCTCAGAACATGGTTCGTCCTAAGTCTGCTTCGCAGCATGCTTTGCCTAACTACGTCGCTTGTGCTCCACGTATGTACAAGGGTGTGATTGAGTCATTGGTTCGCCGTATGATTCCATTCGCTGACTTGATTCAGATTACTCATCTTAAGCTACAGCAAGTAATTGCTCGTGTTGTTCCTGATGGTGTATTCATTGATGCTGACGGATTGAATGAGGTAGACTTGGGAACAGGTGCTGCATACAACCCTGAGGATGCATTGAGACTTTACTTCCAAACGGGTAGTGTGATTGGACGAAGCTACACCCAAGAGGGTGACTTTAATAACGCTCGTGTTCCTATCACTCAGCTGACTTCTAACTCAGGAGCTTCTAAGACACAGATGTTACTTGCTAACTATAACCATTACCTTGACATGATTCGTTCTGTAACAGGATTGAATGAGGCTCGTGATGGAAGTACTCCTGACCCTAACGCATTAGTTGGTGTTCAGAAGTTAGCTGCTCTTAATTCAAATACGGCGACACGTCATATCCTTCAGGGTAGCTTGCACATATACCAATCGCTTGCCGAGGGTATCACCTATAGAATATCTGATATCTTAGAGTATGCTGACTTCAAGGAAGACTTTGCCAATAAGATTGGTAAGTATAACGTGTCTCTTCTTGAGGAGATTAAAGACTTATATATCTATGACTTTGGAATCTTTATCGAAGTGGCTCCTGACGAAGAAGAGAAAGCTCAGCTTGAGGGTAACATTCAAATGGCATTGTCTCGTGGAAATATTGACATTGAGGATGCTATTGACATTAGAGAGATTAAAAATATCAAGCTTGCCAACCAACTCCTTAAGCTCAAGAGGAATAAGAGAAACGACAGAGAGGAAAAGATGGAGATGCAGAAGCAGGCGATGGTGTCTCAGCAGAATCTTAAAGCTCAAGAGATGGCAGGTCAAGTAGCTATGCAGAAGATACAGATGGAATCTGAAGCTAAGATGCAAATCAAGCAGGCTGAGGTAGCATTTGATATCGAGAAGATGAAGCAAGAGGCTGCGCTTAAGACTCAGCTTATGGCTGAAGAGTTTAAGTACAGCATGCAGATTGCTCAGCTTCAGTCAGGTACACTGAATCAAAGAGACATGCAAAAAGAAAAAGCTAAGGATGATAGGGTTAGTATTCAGAATACTCAGCAATCAAAATTGATTGAGCAGAGAAAAAATAACTTACCTTCTCTAAACTTTGAGTCTAATGAAGATAGCTTGGATGGGTTTGATTTTGCTGAATTTGAACCTCGATAAAAAGATATTAAAATTTTAACTAACTTTGTAAAAATTAAATCAAATGGAATTTACATCAGTAAGAGTTGTTGACACAGGTGACACGAAAGGTGTTGCTGAAAAAGAAGCTGAATTAATTGCTAACCATGAGGCTGCTCAAGCAGCAGCATTAGAAGGAGCAGTAGAAGATACAGCAGTAGCACAGGTGGTTGATATACCACAAGAGAATGAGTTAAAAGAAGAAGACGTTCTTTCATATATTGGAAAGAGATATAATAAGCAAATCAATTCGTTTGACGAGTTGATGGCTGAGCGTAGTCAGGCTGAAGAGATGCCTGAGGACGTAGCTGCTTATATGAAATACAAGAAGGACACGGGTCGTGGGTTTGAAGACTTCCTCAAATTGAGAAAGGACTTTGATACGATGGACCAAAATACCCTTCTTAAAGAATATATTAGTTCGACACAACAAGGTCTTGATCAGGATGATATAGAAGTCATGATGGAAGATTATTCGTATGACGAAGACCTTGATGACGAGTCGACTGTTAAGCGAGTTAAACTCGCCAAGAAAAAAGCTGTTGCTGAAGCGAAGAGATTCTTCACTCAACAAAAGGAACAATACAAGATGCCGCTTGAGTCAAGCACTGCATCTGTTTCTGATGAAGAGAAAGAGACATATGAATCGTATAAGCAATACACGAAGCAGTCTAAAACTCTGCAGGAAGAAAACGAGCGCAAAGCAAAATGGTTTGAGAATAAAACTAACGAGTTGTTTAATGGAGAGTTCAAAGGTTTTGAGTTCAAGATAGACGATAAGACAGTCAAGTTCACACCCGGTGATGCTTCCGAGCTTAAGAAGTCCCAATCAAGCCCAATGAATTTCATTGGTAAATACTTGGATGAGAATGGGATGATTAAGGATGCCGTTGGATACCATAGAGCGTTAGCTGTTGCAATGAACCCTGAGAAGTTTGCTAAGTTCTTTTATGAGCAAGGCATGGCAACTGCCACTGATGATGTGATGCGTAAGACAAAGAACATTAATATGTCTGAGCGTAGAGCACCTGAGGTAACAAGTACAGGCGGATTTCAGGTTAAAGCAGTGAATCCTGATTCCGGAAAAGGATTAAAAATTCACAGCGCAAAAAGAATATAAAATAAAAAACTAAAAAAAATGGCAATATTAGCTACCCCCGGTTATCAATTGCAGCCCGCCGCAGAGCAGGTTGCGTTGCAAACAAACTACATTACTAACTTCAACTTCTTGAATCAGTATCTTCCTGATACTTACGAGAAAGAATTTGAGCGTTATGGTAATCGTACAGTATCTTCATTCTTAAGAATGGTAGGTGCTGAGATTCCTTCTAACTCTGACCAAATTAAATGGGCTGAGCAAGGACGTCTTCACATTAAGTACACAAATTGTACTGCAGGAGCAATTGGAACACCTGCAGCAGGTCAGTGTATTTTCACTATCGCTGATGCAAATGCTGCTACAGCTGCTATCCGTGTTGGTCAAACATTGTTTATTCAAGTTAACGCTTCAGGAGCAAGTAACCGTGCGGTTGTTGTAGCTGTAAGTGGATTAACTGTTACTGTTGCTTTCTACGAAGCTACAGTAGGCGGTATTAACATTGCTTTAGGTAACGTATGTACCATGTTCATCTACGGTTCTGAGTTCAAGAAAGGAACTAATGGAATGCTTGGTTCTTTAGAGGCTGAAGACGAAATCTTCTCTAACAGACCTATCATTCTTAAAGACCGTTATGCAGTTAATGGTTCTGACATGGCTCAAATCGGATGGGTTGAAGTAACTACCGAGAACGGAGCTACAGGATACCTTTGGTATTTGAAGTCTGAGCACGAGACTCGTCTTCGTTTCGAAGATTACTTAGAGACTGCGATGATTGAAGCGGTTCCGGCTGCTGCAGCTTCAGGTGCAATGACTGCTCTTAGCAGTGGAGCTACCCCATCAGCAGGTACTGAAGGAGTATTTTACGCTGTTAACCTTCGTGGTAACGTGTGGGGTGCAGGTAACCCAACTACATTATCTGAGTGGGATACTATCGTTGCTCGTTTAGACCAACAGGGTGCTATCGAAGAGAACGTATTGTTCGTTAATCGTCAAATGGGATTTGATGTAGACAACATGTTGGCGGGATTGAACGGATTGGGTGGAACTGCTCCTGTAGTTTCTCAAGCTGCTTCTTTCGGATTGTTCGATAACGACACTGAGATGGCGTTGAACTTAGGATTCACAGGTTTCCGTCGTGGTTATGACTTTTACAAGTCTGATTGGAAATACTTGAATGATCCAACAATGCGTGGTGGTCTTAGAGCTGCTAACTCTGTAAACAATACTATCGGTACTGTTAACGGATTGTTAGTTCCTGCAGGATCTACCTCAGTGTATGATCAAATCATGGGTAAGAACGCTAAGCGTCCATTCCTACACGTTCGTTACCGTGCAAGCGAAGCTGAAGATCGTCGTTACAAGACGTGGATTACAGGTTCTGCCGGAGGTGCTGCAACAAGCGACTTAGATGCAATGGAGGTTAACTTCCTTTCTGAGCGTTGCGTATGTACCTTAGGTGCTAACAACTTCATGTTATTCCGTTACGGTATCTAATCGTAACAAAAACTCTAAAGAGGTATGCCTTCGGGCATACTTCTTTTTATCTTTAATCAAATTAAATTTATAATAAAATGGCAAAGGCTCCAATTTTAACAGACAAGGTGTATAAACTATTAGGCACTGCACCGCTTTCTTACACTATTGCTTCTCGCAATAACCCTCGCTTTCCACTAATGTGGTTTGATGAGGAGAAACAAGTTAACCGCGTACTTAGATACGCAACAAATCAGAACTCTCCATTCGAGGATGAGCAAGATGGTAATGCTATCTTAGAACCTATTGTTTTTGAAGATGGCTTTTTGAATGTACCAAAAAATAATGTCGCTCTTCAAAAGTTTTTACATTACCACCCTCATAACGGAACTTTATTTGCTGAGTTGGATAAAGAGAAGGATGCTTCAGCAGAAGTGCAGGACCTTAACATGGAGGTTGATGCATTGATAGAGGCAAGATCTCTTGATATTGGACAGATTGAAATGATTACACGAGTGCTATTTGGCACTGACCCTTCTACCATCTCAACAGCTGAGCTTAAAAGAGACATCTTAGTTTTTGCTAAGAGATATCCTGCTGATTTTTTAAATGCAATTAATGACCCTGAGTTGAAGTTTCAAGCTAAGGTTAGAACCTTCTTTGAAAATGGATGGATTGGAGTAAGAGGTAATAATAAAGAATTGTGGTATAACACAGCAACTAATAAAAAGAAGATGTGTTCAATACCATTTAACAACGATCCATTTGAGACTGCTCTTTCATACTTAACAA